AACGGATTGATTTGCCAATTGTTGCGCACTTAAACCTTGGCCGTAATTCTGAGCAATCGCTTGATTTTGCGCTTGTTGGTTTTGCAAATTGACACCAAAACTTGCCAATTGAGCTTGATTGCCAAATTGACCCGATTGCAATTGTTGGTTAAAGCCTTGACCTTGAGCCGCGTTTTGGGCTTGTTGAGCCGCCAAAGCATTAGCAAAGTTTTGTTGTTGTCCAAGATTGCCAAATTGACCCGATGCCACGGCTTGATTAAAGCCTTGTTGATTTGCGGCAGTGTCCAAGCTAATGCCTTGCAAAGCCGCTTGGGTCAACAAATCATTTTGTTGTTGGGCTTGATCTCGCATTGCATTTGTATACGCCTCACCGCCCGCCACTAAGCCTTGGTTTGCCAAACTTTGAGCAGTTAGTTTTTGTTGGCGTTCCAATTGAGGCGCAAGCCTAGACATGATTGCCGCTTGTCCCGTAGTACCCGCATTGACGGGCATTTGGGCAACATTTCGCAAATCTAATTGGTTGGTAGAAAGGTAATTATTGGCGTTTAAATTTTGATTGATTGGGCCAATATTGCCTAATGATTGTTGCAAATTGACGCCTTGAACACCGCCTTGTGCCAATCCATATTGAGACGGATTGATGCCCCCCGCTAAACCATATTGATTTGCCGCAACATCGCCTTTGGCTAATCCATAAGCATCCGCGCCAATCGAGGAAGCCGAGCCATAACTACCCAAATCGGGTGCGCCTTGGACAGTTCCATAACCGCTATAGCTTTGTTGCAAATTCGGGCCAGTTACCCCGCCCATTGCTTGACCACCTTGGAAATTGGCGGTAGCTTGTGGATTGGCAACAGTGCCTAGTGCTTGACCGCTTGTGACATTGCCCGTGGCCGAACCATATGGGCCTATGCCTGCGGCCGTTCCACCAAAGCCAAACATTGAGCCTTGTGCTTGACCCATTTTTGTAAGATCGGGCGCAGCCGTTACTTTTCCAGAATCGGCTAAAGAGAAAATCCCGCCTGGCCCCGTGTACTCAAACGGTTTGCCAATAATTGATGATGCGCTTGCAAGACCTTGCTCACCAAGGTTCGCCATTCCTTGTTGAACCCGTTGTTGTGCTTCCAACGTGCTTTGACCCGTTTTGGTCAAATTTTGGTTAATCGTTGGTTGACCCGTAACGGCATCAAATGTAACGGTTTGATTACCCAACGGGCCATTGATGTTGGGGTTGTTTAGATAACCTTGTTGAAGCGCAGTGTCCTTGTTTGCTACGCCTTGGGCGGTAGCGGCCGCTGCGTAATCAGGCGTTGCGGGCGCGGATGGTTGGGGGCATAAGAAAGCCATGTTTATTCCTTAAATTCGTATGTTTCGCCTGACGGCTCATAGTTTGCTCTTTGCAGCAAAACGCTCAAATCTTGATTTTTTTTGTGGCTAATCATAATTTGGCTAACACCATTGATTTTGAGCATTTGCCCCGCTAGTTTGAGCAGTTTGCAAATTCCAAGACCGCCCCGATGCTCGGGCAATACATAGTAAAAAACGTCTAGCGCTTGCATTGCGCCATAAAAAGGCGATCTAAACACCATAAATCCCGCATGACCCGCCAATTCGCCCGATTCGGTGCGCAAGGTAAAGTATGCAAAGTTGCCCGTTCTTTCTAGCTCAATCATGCCGCCTAAATCGCTCTTTAGGTTGGCATTGCCGTAAAGTTCCGTCCAATGTTTGCCAATAAGCACCACGGCCTCGGCTGAAACATCTGCAAACCTCTCCATCTTTGCGTTCATATGCCAGCCCATCCTTGTTGGAACACCACATCGGTTGAGGCCCACTCAATTTGCAAGCCTTGTGAGGCCGATTTTAGTTGAATACCCGCACAATATCCAATGCCCGTGACGCCTTGCCAATTGTTTGTGATAATTGTGCCACTTGCCCATAATGAGTTATCCCAAAGAGATGTGTCCCACAAACCATATGTGGTTGGGCTAAAGTTCAAACTACCCGTTGTGTTTGATACGTCAAAATCAACATTGATACCCACCACAATTGCGGGAGTGCCATCCGTAAAAATAGATGGTCTTGCTCTTGTAAAGTATTTCTTGACACCACGGCTTTCGTAGTAATTAAACGCTTGCAAAGCAACCGCATTGATGTCATTTACGTCATCAATAAAGCCATCCCAAGCCAAACCAACATAACCATTACCACCAAAATAAGGATTGTCGTCAAATGTCTCCCAACAATTGGCCGCCCATCCCGTAAATCTTGTCCATGATTTTGTAATGGTGTTCATTACAAATTGTTCTTGTGCCCCAAGGCCAACGGGCACGTTAATCCACAAAGCATTGTTTTTGGCGTGATAAAGCAAAGCCCAACCAAATGAATTTTGATAAAGGGTTGTTGCTTCGGTAATAGCGCCTTGAATTTTGTCGGATAAATTTACCCTTGGGTCAAGTCGGCTTGATTGCAAAGCCGAGGCCAAAGGCAACAAGCCATCCAAACTCAAAATCAATAGATCGCCACTATATTTGTATAAACAACGCTTAGAAACGGGCGCTCCTAGCTTCCAAACACCCGCTAAAGCCCAAGTGCTTGCGGAGGCGGGGTCAGTGCCTCGGTAAACAATAATTTCGCCTTGGGACGTTACAAACACAAGGTTATCGTCTACTCCATAACCCGCGTCAATTGTCCAAGCACTAAGCGAAACAATATAACCGCCCATTCGGGCAATGGAACTCAAGTCTAAAACTTGGGCTTCGCCACCAACCGAGTTAGTTGGTAAATACCATGCTTTGAGACTTTCTTTTTCAATAAACCACACACGGTTTTTAAACAATGTGACGTTGTTGAGTTTGTTTGTCGTAACACCCGTGATCGCAATCGGTGAACTTGATGCGTTAATGCTTGCCCAAGTTGTGCCGTTATAAAGCAATGGGTCATCAACGCCATTGCAAGCGTAGAGAAAACTCCCGCCCGCAGTGGTGACGTTGATATGCTCAAAACGGCTATTTGTTAACCCAGTTTTTTCGGCAGCGCCAACAGCGCCTTTGGTTGTGCAATCGTAAATTGAACCATTGGCAATTCCAAACAACTTGCTTACAGAACCCGTCTCATACGCCATTACCGTTTCAACTTGTCCCGAAATTCCCGTTGACCACTTGGTATATCCACCGCGCAAGTTCACACTTGACACCGTTGGAAAGAAGTTGGTCATCGTCACCGCATCGGTTGGTGACATATTTGCCAACGAATCACGAACATTCCAACCCCCAACGGGCGCGGGAATACTCGCTACATTAGCGGCAGTCCTTTGGGCAATTTTTGGCATTACGGTGAAGCCCCATATCCGCTATCAGGGATATTGTCGTATCCCACCAAAATTGTTCCTGGCCTTGGTGCAAACGACAAATTAGCCGCAGACATATCCAAAGCGATAGCCGCTTCCATTTCTTCCAAATAGTTGCGATACATGGCCGTTGTGTCAAAACCTTTAGCCTCAAAATATTTGAGCTTGGTTGACAGAACCATTAAACGGTCAGGATATATGCAAGTATCAGAGTCGGCAGTAAACGATGTCTTGGGAATATCCGTAGAGCTATTTGCCCAAGAGTTTGAACGGTATTCGTAACCCAAGAACTCAGCGTTGGAGAAGCCAGGCCATATTTGGAAATACTTGCTAAACAAACGCCACCGAATCCTCGGGCCTGTTGCAATGTAGCCAGAAAGCAACCACTCCCATTGTTGGGCATCTTCAGGGCCTAACATTTCCCAATGCTTATCCTTATCCCACATTGTTCTTGGGATGATGGCTTCATAGTCGCTTGGAAACGCATACTTCATCTTTTGGAAGTACACGGTTGCGTCCGTTTGTGCGGTAGTTGTTCGTCTATTGATGGTGACGGAAGTGCCCGAATCCACCGTTTCAATAAAGGTGTTTTGGTCGATACCCGTGCCAACCACCATGTAAGTGCTATCTAAACCCGTTGTAGAGGGGATTCCCGTAATGGATGTCCCGTCATCGCTCCATGTGCCCGTAGTGGTTAGATATTCGGTGTAGAACTGCTTTTGCTTTGTAAGCGTTCGCCAAGGATGTTTGCGCAAGAATTCGTATCCACTTGCGTTCATTAACGCAAGAATTTGGATAACGTCTTGATTAGTATTTCCAGCAACACTTGTCGGTGTTGTCACGCCTAATTCATTGGTAACTTGCTGCACTAACTGGAGCATAGTGCTAGACATAATTTACACCTCTTTTTTAGGGCGGCCTCTTGTTTTTTCAGACAACAAGGCTTTCATTTGCTCTTGTAATTCTTTCAATTCAGAACGGGTTTGCTCTAATTCAAATGAACTCTCACTTTGATTGCGTCTAAGGAGATATGCTCTTGCCTTTTCACGCAGTCCAACAGCGCCCATGCCTACGCGCTGCAATTGAGCATCGCTTGCCGTAGCAACTTGCTCAACGGTTTGAAACTTTAGAATTTGCAGCTCAGCCATTTGACTGTCTGTAAATTCTTCAGGGCGGTCTAGATGCCAATTTTGCAAAGTTGTTCCAATTACAGGCCCACCTTCTGAGTTTTGCATTTGATAGTGCAACCATTGACGGGGAAAGCGCTCTTTATGGTCATCACGAACGGGTTGCTCGATGATGTTGTACTTATCGCCTGGAACCATAATTCGCACAAACGGAATGTCTTTATAGGGTGCTTTGTCAAATGTATAAAACTCAACGTGCAGATGTGTATCTGCGTTTGCAATATCGGAATCTAGTGCCATTTTTTATCCTGTGGGGATTAAGCTGAAGTGACGGATGCCCAAGTTGTTGCGCTTGGTGCAAAAAGAATCATGCTCTTTGCAGTTGCCAATGTAACAGATGCGGCTGCTGCATTGATTGTTGAACTTGTATTGTAAGGGTAAACAGTAATCGTTTGACCAGAGTCATTACGAATACCAATCATTGCGCCCGCTTCGGTAGGAGGCAATTTAACGCCCGTAGAAGCAGATGAGGTTGTGATTGTGTTAAATACCGCAGACAACAGTTTTGCATCAGCGGCAGTTGAACCCGTTGCAACAATGCCAACCGCGCCATCACCAGCGATGGAAACAGTAGACAAAGGCGAGTTACCCGCGCCAAGAATTCTTGATGGAATAGCCATATTAGTTCCTTAATTAAAAAGAGGCGGTTTTTATGCCGCCCCTTTTATTTTACACAGATGCTTTAGAGAACCATGCAACGTCACCAGATGCTAGGGCAACTGCGGGCGATTTGTAAGAACCGCCAGTAGCCGCTACCAAGAATGTGGTTGTGTTGATGTCACAAGTGGTTGTTGAGGCTGTAATTGTTGCATTGGCTTGTGCCAAAACATAAATACGTCCATCAGAACCAAATACTTCAGCACCCAAAGGGCCAAATGTAGGAACAGCCGTTCCTGCGCTGTTT